GTATAAGAGATTTAATGCTAAAAGCACCTACATGGTTAGTTTAGACCCTAGTTTAGGCACTGGAGGTGATTATGCCGCCATACAAGTTTTAGAGTTGCCTTGCATGGAACAGGTAGCAGAGTGGCATCATAATATGACACCCATACAAAGTCAAGTTCGTATCATGAGAGATATGTTAAACCATTTAGCAGAACGATATCAAAAAGCAGGAGTTACACCTAGCATTTATTACAGTGTAGAAAACAATACACTAGGTGAAAGTGCCCTAGTATGTATCGATGCACTAGGAGAGGAAACTTTTCCAGGACTATTTTTAAGTGAACCAGTTAAACGCGGTCATGTTCGTAGATTCCGTAAAGGATTCAATACAACGCATCTGGCTAAAGTTGCTGCCTGTGCTCAACTTAAAAAGTTAGTCGAAACTAATAAACTAAAAATTCACAGTAAAGCGCTGATTAGTGAACTAAAAACTTATGTTGCAGAGGGTGTTACTTTTAAGGCTAAAACGGGACACCATGATGACTTAGTGGCCAGTATGTTACTAAACATCCGTATGATTTCTACATTACAAGAATGGGATCCGGCAATCTACGACAAGATGCGGGACCAAGAAGGCCTAGACGAATATGATTTACCTATGCCGATTTACATTAGCACATACTAAATATAAGTTATGACACCTATTCAAATTATTTCCCAAGACTTATTCGACAAAGTACGCAGCCGTTTTCAAAATTTGGAAATGGGTGATAGTACTGGCGCTGTAACCATTGATCCATCTGAAGCTGTATTCTTCGATTTTGACTTTGTTGCAGAGGGAAACAATCTAGGCCGTGTTAGCATTAGCCTAGGAGATTTAGGTAGTCTAAAAGTTTATTATAGCCAAGGTATTACAGAAAACAACGATGAACCAGTTAAGAAAGCGTGGTTTGCTTTCTTAAAAGAAATGCGTTTCTTTGCTATGCGTCGTCTGCTAAGATTTGACACACGCGATATTGCTAAAACAAATCTAGATAAAAACGATTTTCAACATTTGGCCACTACTCAAGGCCCCAAGGAAGAACCAATGAGCACAATGAATGAATCACGCTGGAACGGCAGAAGCAGTAAAAAAACTAGCCGTGCTACATCAGGCAAAACTGAGGTTATTGTTCGTCACAAGAACGATTTCCAAGAAACATACGCAGGCTCACGTAGTAGCCCTAAACATATCAAATCAATCTTTATTCAGAACGCAGACGGCGAACGCTTTAAGTATCCATTCATTCATACAGCAGGCGCCTTTGCAATGGCACAACACGTAGATCACGGCGGTGTGCCTCACGATCCGGCAGGCAAAGCAATAATGAAAATGAGTGAAGAAATTGCCAAGTTAGGTGAGTTTCAAAAGAAAGTTAGAAGTGCTACTTTGCATGATGATGCAACAGGAATTACAGAACGTGCCATAGGCCGTATGAACGAACTAAAAGCGCAAATAGCAGCACTAGGAAAAAGACAACACTACGAAAATTGGATTAATGAATTCCATGGTGGTATCGATGATAGCGACACAATGTTAGATGATGTCACTATGGAACAATACAAACAAAAATTTACACAAACAAGTTTTGAAGAAAGCCTAACTGATTTCTTTCCGCTACTACACAAAATCATGAGTGAAACAAATACTGTTGACCTTGACGATTATGTAGAAGAATCTCGAGATGAACAGTCGGATGAAGCATTTGATATTGGCATGGGACAAGCCAGCCATGGCCGCAATGGTCCAGAATCAGAGTTTGAAGATTGGGCTAATGCCACTGAAGGTGGAGAACTTACTCAAGATCAGATCCAAACTTTAAAATCTGCTATCAATGAACTTCCGGACGGCAAACTACAGTTAGGTCCAAACGGTCAAACTGCTATTGAGTTTTTTAATGAACTAGTTGAACTACACCCCGAACTAGCGGAAAAGTTTCAAGCTCAATCTAGAATCAATCCAGAAGCTGATCCTATTAAAGATGTACTAACTCCCTGGGCTGAAGAAAACTATCCTAACCTAGTAACATCGTTGGGATTAGGCGGCAACAAACAAGAACCAACAGAAGTACCTCCAGAACAACCAGCAACAGAAAACGAGGAAATGAGTGGCCCTGCTAACAAAACCATGCCAACTCGCGAAGCAGTGGTTAAAGAAGTTGCTAAACTTGTTAAGAGTCGTTTCAATGAAGATAACCCAGAAGTCGGTCCATTCAACGGTGCTCCAAACATTGCTCTAGACGTTAAAAAGAAATGTGCTGAAATGTTCGGTGATGAAGTTGGTGACCAATGCGAACAACTAGCATTAGAATTCATGGAAAAACTTACCAAAAAATGGGAAGCCAAACACGGCCCAGTTGAAGATGACGGTCTAAGCCGTTTGAAAGAACTACTAGGCAATGTTAAATCTAAAGTAGAAGGAATCGGCGATCGTGGCAATGGTGGTACTGATTTCAACACCAATATCATGCCATCAGAAGAAGTTGACAAGAGCGAAATTCCTGCGGCACAGCGTAAAGAAAAGGGCGGTGATTGGAAAATGAGTACAAAAGATTTGGAAAAAGAACGATCCAAGAGCCCAACAAGCAGTCAAGGTTTGTCAAATCTTAAATCAAAAATGGGAATGAAAGAAGATATTACAGACATTTTGAAACTTTCCGGATTGGCAAAATAATACCAATATTTGCAACTGTATAGGTTGCTATGATAAATAAAAGTGCATATAATAGTTATATGCACTTTTTTTCTTTTGTAGGCAGTGGTCTATAAAAGAGAGGCATAACATTTACATTTATTAAGGAAAATCATTATGGCAACTTTAGCAGAAATCCGCGCGAAGCTTCAAGCTTCTTCACAACAACAAAACTCCACAAGCGGGGGAGACAACGCAATTTTCGCACATTGGAATATTGCAGAAGGGCAAACAGCAACAGTTAGATTCCTTCCTGACGCAGATCCCAACAATACTTTTTTCTGGATTGAACGAGCAATGATCAAGTTGCCTTTCGCTGGTGTGAAAGGTGATACAAATTCAAAACCTGTAACAGTACAAGTTCCATGCATGGAAATGTGGGGTGAAACTTGTCCAATCTTAACAGAAGTTCGTCCATGGTTTAAGGACAAGAGCTTGGAAGATATGGGTCGTAAGTACTGGAAGAAAAAGTCATATTTGTTCCAAGGTTTGGTTGTAGACTCTAAACTACAAGAAGATAAGACACCGGAAAATCCAATCCGTCGCTTTATCATGAGCAGCCAAATTTTTAACATTGTTAAGAATGCTTTGATGGATAGTGAAATTGAAGAATTGCCAACTGACTATGTCCGTGGCTTGGACTTCAAGATTGCTAAGACAAGCAAAGGTGGTTATGCAGATTACACAACTTCAACCTGGAGTCGTCGTGAACGTGCTCTAAGCGAAACAGAAAAAGCCGCTATCCAACAATATGGTTTGTTTGATTTGAAGACATTCTTGCCAAAGAAACCTACAGATGTTGAACTTAAGGTCATGAAAGAAATGTTTGAAGCATCAGTCGATGGCGAAGCATTTGACATGGATCGTTGGGGACAATACTTCAAACCAGACGGTATGAGAGGCGGTAATAACAACCAAACTCAATCTGCTCCGGCAGCCCGTCCAGCACCTGCCCCTGCTCCAGTAGCAGCCGCTCCAATGGACGAAGATGCCGCACCTTGGGAAGAAGATGCTCCAGCATCCACACCAGCAGACACTCCGACAAGTAGCGATGCAGGTAGCCGTGCTAGCGACATCATTGCGATGATCCGTAAACGTAACCAACAATAATCAGGAGATAGACTATGGTAAAAGCCTTCGATATTTCGAAGTTCCGTAAGTCTATCACCAAGTCTATCGATGGACTTGGCATAGGCTTCAATGACCCAACTGACTGGGTTAGCACTGGCAACTATGCTTTAAATTATCTTATTTCAGGGGACTTCTTCAAAGGAGTTCCATTGGGTAAAGTAACGGTTTTTGCTGGTGAAAGTGGCGCTGGTAAGAGTTATATTTGCTCCGGCAACTTGGTTCGACATGCACAAGAACAAGGTATCTTTGTTGTCTTAGTTGACAGCGAAAATGCTTTAGATGAAAAATGGTTGAAAGATCTTGGTGTTGATACTAGCGAAGAAAAACTTCTAAAACTCAATATGGCAATGATTGATGATGTGGCAAAAACCATTTCAGAATTCATGAAAGAATACAAAGCCATGCCCGAAGACGAACGTCCCAAGGTTATGTTTGTAATCGACAGTTTGGGTATGTTACTAACACCAACTGATATTAATCAGTTCGAAGCAGGCGAAATGAAAGGTGACATGGGCCGTAAGCCTAAAGCACTTACATCACTAGTTCGTAACTGTGTAAATATGTTTGGGAGTTATAATGTTGGAATGGTTTGTACAAATCACACATACGCTTCGCAAGATATGTTCGATCCAGACGATAAAATTTCTGGTGGACAGGGATTCATTTATGCATCTTCTATCGTGGTTGCCATGAAGAAGTTGAAGTTGAAAGAAGATGAAGATGGCAACAAGGTCAGTGATGTACTAGGTATTCGTAGTGCCTGTAAGATCATGAAAACTCGTTATGCTAAACCTTTTGAAAGTGTACAAGTTCAGATTCCTTACAGTACTGGTATGAAGCCTACAAGTGGCCTAGTTGATATGTTTGAAAAGATGGGCGTATTGACAAAGTCGGGAAATAAGTTACAATATACAAGTAAGGCAACAGGCGAAATCCAAGCATATTTCCGTAAGGGATGGACTGAAGATAAGTTGATGACTATCATGCAGGAATGGGATGAATCAGCAGTAAGTGCTCCTGTTGTCACTGAAGAAGCATCAGAGGAAACATAAATGGAAGAAGATCAAATCATCGAGATTTGGGATGTGTTCAAAGAATACATCTCTGACAAAAACAAAGAAACTGCGGCTAATCATTTTGTCGATTATTTGCTAGGTAAAGATGTTGATGTCAGTGTCTTACAAGGCCTAGTAGGTTATGACACTAGTCTAGACGAAGCTATTGAACTTGTAGTCGGGGATGAAGAACTCGACGAGGATGAGGACGAGAGCGACTACGGCTACGAAGACGAGGAATACTAAACATGGGATGGTATGCTAAAGTCTCCCAAGACATAGCAAACCTTCCAGGCTGTTTAGATTACTTTTACAACGAACTCGAACAAGCAAGAACAGAGGTCAAGATCCACGGCAGCGTGGAAAAGGCCTCTGCTTCTTTGCCGGGTATTGTTGAACAAAGATTTAACCAACTGCAAGAACTTGAAGCTATTCTTGAATCGTTAAACATTGACCTTCGTAAAATAAGATCTAAATTGTTTCGTAAATATTTAGAAACTTATGCACGAGCCTTGAGTTCTAGCGATGTTAACAAATATGTCGAAGGTGAGGATGAAGTTATTGATATGGAAAAAATCATTAATGAATTTGCCATGCTTCGTAATCAATGGTTAGGCATTATTAAAGCATTGGATCAAAAACAATGGCAAATAACAAATATTGTCAAACTACGCACAGCAGGACTTGAAGATATTTCAATATAAGTGTATAATAATATTATGTATATAGAAGAATTGGTTGAAGAATTATCGAGATCTCGGCATGTTGTAAATGATGCCGACATGGCTATTC